GCGGGATCGATGCGCAGAAATGCCAGTGCCGCCTTGTCGCCGAAAAGGTCAGAAGCGACAGCAGCCCGTTCGGCTTCCGGCACAAACAGGTTCAACGCTTCCTGAATGGCGACGATGCGCTGGTCGAGTGGCAGGGCCTGAAGTTCGGTGGCGGAAAGGTTCAGCCTCTGCAGGGCCCCGACCGCCGATCCGGAACCAGATGCCGCTTCCGACAACCGGGTGGTCAGCTTCTTCGTGGCCTGTTCGATCTCGCCCATCGAGACGCCTGCCAACTCCCCGGCCCAAGTCAGCACCTGCAGGCTTTCCACAGTGGTTTTCATTGAAGCCGCCATATCGGCTTGCGCGCCGATGGTTTCCAATCCGGATCGAACCATCGCCACGCCAGCAGCGGCCGCCGCAACCGTCACCGCCGCCAGCGCGATCCCGGCCTTGCGGGCAAAGCTGGCGAGCCGCGTGTTGGCAAGTTCCATCTCGGTCGACAGGCGGCCAAAGCCCCGCGCGCCCGCATCACCGATGCCTTCCAATTCCGCACGCACCTGGCGGCCGCCTTCCGCCACGAGGCGGACGCTGACCCTTTTTTCAGCCATCGCGGTTTCCTTCCATCTGTTCGTTCAGCTTGCGCACCATGACAGCCTCGATCTCGGGCAGCAGTTCGGCGGCGATCAGGGTGTCGATCCCGAGGGCGCGGGCGACAGCTAAAGCCGCGCCCATGTCCCAGCCGAGGACCGCGCCGGGGATCACGCGCAGTTGCCCGCCGATGCGACTGACAAGATCCCAGACCTGCCATCCCTCCGGCGTTTGCGGGCGGTTCAGTCTTGCGGGGCAGTCGGGGCAGGCAACTTGGCAGGCCGCGCAGTATCGGTCGCCCCCGCCGAAAGACCACTCGGCAAGGGCGCGGAGACGTTTTTTTCCGCGTCCAGAATCAAGCCCTTGGCGACGTACATGGTCTGGAAGGCTTCAAAGACCGGCCAGATTTCCAGCAAGGCGTTGATGCCCTCGGGGCTTACCGGCACGATATTGCCTGCGTCATCGCCGACGCCTTCCCAATCCAGAACAGCGCGGCGGGCGACAGATTTGGCCATGGTCAGCGCCAGTTCCTCTTGGCTGGCACCTTCGGGCAGCTGTTCAATCGCCGGATCGGCGCGCGACGACACCATCAGTGCGGTGGTCAGGGGGCCGACCAGCAGGCGCAAGCCGGGAGCGAGGTCCAGCCATTGTGGCGTGGCGGTCAGGTTCAGTCGGATCATGGTCAGTATCCTGCAAGGGTGTTGATGAGAACGGCGGTGCACATGCGGGCGGGGCTTGTGGCTTTGGCGGCCATCCAGTCGAATGTCGCCTGCACGCCCTGGGGCCCGGCGATCTCGATGCGCGGGCGGGGCAGATAGACGGCGTGGGCGGTGAAGGTGAAGCTGGCGTTGGCCCCGAGGCTGTAGTTGAACTCCAGCTCGCAGGGCGTGCCGTCGATGGCTTGAGTGATCAGCGCCGTATCGGAGAAACGCACCTCGATCCGGCCCGACAGGGCGGCCATGGCTGGGTCGGCACCATCGATGCGCCCATCGCCCCGGATGGTCTCGATCCGGTCGAGGTTGTTGGAATAGGTGATCTCGGCTGAAACCACATTGCCCAAGGCCGAGCCATTCCTTTTCACCGTGCCGTTGAAATGGCCGAAGCGCTGCAGGCCCAGCGCGGTCGGCGTGCCTGCGGCGGTGGCAGCGGCGATGGTTTCGCCTTGGGCGACAAGGCGGGCAGTGGCGGTCAGCAGACCGGAGCGCTGCATCTGCCAGGTCAGCTGATCGAGGACACAACCGGAATACATGGCAAAACGAGGCACTTCCGGCATGGCTGTTTCAATCGCCATGCTGGGCAGCGTCCAGTTGCCCGACTGGAAGGTGTGGGTCTTGGGCGTCGTTCCAGTGGTGGTGGGCTGGCCAAACGCCGCCTTCAGCCAGAACCCGAAGGCCTCCACATCAATGGGGACCACCACCTCGCCGTCGGCTGTGACCGCGTCCTTGATCGGGGCCAGCGGATCGCGGCCATAACCCAGCAGTTCGGATTCCAGCAGCGGCTGTTCCGATCCCAGCGTTGTCCTGGCAAAGGGCATCAGCCGGAACCCACTCACCGGCGGGGTGCCGTAAACAGTCTCATACGCAAGCGCCATCTGCGCCCGCGCGCCTTGCGCACGTGCCATGGGGGTCTCCTCGATGTTGGGGGTATCAGGCCAGGGGGCCGGTGGTGGTGTAGTGCAGCACGACGGTGATGATCGCGGCCTTCAGCGCCGCTGCGCCCTCGATGGGCAGATCAACCGAGGCCGGGGCCTCGGGTTCGACCCAATCGCAGAGGCCGCCCAACGTGCGGTCGGCTTCCAGCGCGGTGCCGATGGCGGCGATCAGGGTGTCGAAGGTGCTGGCCCGGCCGGTGCCCGCCTGGACGACAACCTCTAGCTCGGCACGGTGCTGGTAGTGGTATCGTAGCGGCGACAACGTCACCTCCGGTTCGCCCGGCTGGCCATCACGCAGGATGATCAGCCCGGCGGCGGGGATTCGTTCGGGCAGCACCTCGTCGCGCAGGGTGAGGGCGGCAAGCGGCTGCAGCCGCGCATGCAGCGCGGTGAGGACGGTGTCTCGGGTGGTGGGCATGCCATTCTTTCGGGGTCAGAAGAAGAAACTTTAATGGTTCGGGCGTAAGGTGTCCGGTGGTGTTCCACGTTTCCAGAACGATCGAAGCGATTGACTTGTTACGACCGTAACAATACATCTATGCTATGCAGAACATATCTTGGCTCCTCCTGACCTACAAAGTCCCTCCTGAACCAGCAGCGAAGCGGGTCGCGCTGTGGCGCAAGCTCAAGGGCATGGGCGCGGTTTACCTGCAGAACGGCGTCTGCCTGCTGCCAAAGACCGAGGACCATGTCCGACGCCTCAAGATGCTGGAGAACGACATTGCCGGAGCCGGTGGCGAGGCGGTGATCCTCGAAACTGTCGCCCTTGATCCCGGCCAGGAAGCCAAGGTGCTGACCCGTTTCAAGGCCGAGCGTGACGAGGCATATGCCGAGTTCATCGACAAATGCGACGATTTCGAACGTGAAGTGGCCAAGGAAGTGACGGCCAGCCATTTCACCTATGCCGAACTTGAAGAGAACGACGTTGATTTGAAGAAGCTGCAGGGCTGGCTGGCAAAGATCCAGAAGCTCGACTTTTACACGGCTGACCGGAGAGCCGAGGCCAACGAGCGGTTGGCCGGATGCGTCGCCGTGCTGGAGGATTACGCGCGCCGCGTATTCGACGCCCATGATGAAAACAAGTGAGGTGACAGATGCTTGAATGGTCTACCGCCACCCCCGCCATTGGGGCAGCCTTTCTGGCCTCGCTGGTCGAGGTCGTCGAGGCGTTCACCATCGTGCTGGTGGTTGCAACCCTGCGCGGCTGGAAACCAGCCGTTCTTGGCACAGGGGCGGCGCTGGCGACGTTGGCCGCCGTTGTCGTGATCCTGGGGCCGGTGCTGGACCGGGTTCCGCTGAACATTCTGCAACTGGTGATCGGTGTCCTTCTTCTGCTGTTCGGGATCGGATGGCTTCGCAAGGCGTCGTTGCGGGCGGGCGGCATTCTGCCGCTGCATGACGAGGACGCCATCTTTGCCAAGGAAACTGCCGAGTTGACCGCCGACATCCGGCGGCAGCAAACCTCGCAGGACTGGATCGCGGGGATCGCGGCTTACAAGGCGGTTTTGCTGGAGGGGCTCGAGGTCATCTTCATTGTCATTGCGGTCGGCGCGGGGCGAGGGCTTTTGTGGCCCGCAAGTCTGGGGGCGCTTGCTGCCTGTGCACTGGTTCTGGTCGTTGGGGCCGTCGCGCACCGCCCGCTGTCGAAAGTGCCCGAAAACACTCTGAAGTTCGGGGTGGGTGTGATGCTGTCGGCCTTCGGAGTGTTCTGGGCCGGCGAAGGGCTGGGGGTCGAATGGCCGGGGCATGATCTGGCTTTGTTCGCTTTTGCGGCCGTTTTCCTTGTGGCGGGCCTGATGTCGGCCCGCATGGTGCGGCAACCTGTGATCGGAGTGGCACAATGAACATCCTGAAAGACGTGTTTGCAGAACTGTTCAAGATGTTCGTCAGCGACGTTCGGTTGACAGCCGCCATTCTGGGCACTGTTCTGGCTGCTGCCGCCTTGATCGACCTAACAAGGCTGCCACCACTTGCGGGCGGCGCAGCGTTGTTGTTGGGCTGCCTCGCCGTCCTCGTGATCAGCGTCCTGCGCGAGGCGCGTCGGCGCCGGTAGGATGCCGCATGACACCGAATATTGTGCCGCGCACATCAGAAGTGTTGTCGCTCCACCCAATTCGCAACAATCAACGTAGGCACGCCGTCCACCGCTCGCTCTGCATCCCGCGCCAGATCCAGCCGCTTTCGGAGTTTTACCTGCGGCACCAGCAGGAAGATCGGCACGGTCGCCACGCCGCGTCCGGTCTTGGACTTTGATGCCACTGCCCGACCCTTCGAGTTCAGCCGACCCTCCGCCACCAGCAGGCTCGGCCCCCGGCGGCGATAGACGAACCGCAGGCGCAGGCCGGTGCGGCGCTCCCATTCGCCGGGGGTGATCCGGCCGCCCTTGGTGCTCTTTCCAGCGGTCGGGGTGGGGATCGCCAGCCAGAACCCATCCTTCGACCGGATCAGCGGCCCTGTGTCATGTACGCCGATGATGACCGGAGCGTTCGACCAGACGAGGGCCGCCGCGTTCAGGCTGTCGCCGGATTTCGGAAAGCTGGCGAGGCGGATGGAGTTGCCGAGCCGCGTGCCTAGCCCAGCGCCGGTGATCTGGCCGCGCCAGGCAGTTTTCAGGGAAGTGCCCGCCTCGCGCATGGCGGTCGAGACCGCCTTTTCCCCGGCGGCGATTTCGGCCTGCATCATCGCCACAATGTCGGGATCGAAGGAGATTTTCAGCTTCATGCAGGTCTCATGTCCAGCGACCAGATCAAGCGTTCGCGGTCGAGCTTCGGCTCGCCCTGGATGATGAAGCTCTCAATCCCGATATTGATAAGGTCGCCGGGCGCGGGGGTGGGCATGTCGGCGATGCGCGCATCCAGCAGGGTGGTTTCCGACAGGATGCGCCCGGCGCCGAAGGGGGTGATCTCGTCGGGTGATTTGCGGATGACCCGGACGGGGACGCCCGGGCCAACCCCGTCCGGATGCCAAAGGGCATCCACCGCCATGTTGCGGTCGGCAAAAATCGCGGTCATGGCGGTGGCGAAGGCGGTCATGGCGGCCCCCGATCAGTTGGAACTGAAAAGGCGGATCGCGGTGCGCGGGCGCTTGTTGACCGGCAGGATCGAGGCCTCGGTCAGGATGTTGATCCAGCGGTCCTTCTCGTCCATCAGTTGGCGGGCATAGAGCGGCAGGCCGATGGTGTTG